TTGCTCATAAATAAGATTAGCGGCACGAGCCGCTTCACTGTCTTCCGTCAACGTCAGGATTGCATTAGCGCCAATCTTGACGAGGGCATTATTAACAATCTGCACAACGGAAGTCGCCATAATTTACCTCAAAAGTAGAAAGCGTGGGGGCTGCGTCACCCCCACGCGAACTAACTAGTCCACCACATATTCGATGATGAACGACAGATCACCAGCAGCACCTGTGGCCGCTGCTGTAGAGATTGAAGCGGCGATGTAATACCAACCGCCGCCATCAGCGGTTTCCGCTGCGTCCTGCCAAACAGCCTGACCGCACTCGGCAATATCCCGAGCCTCGAAGGCATATTCTGTGAACGCAGTTGCTGCCTGACCAAGAGTCACAGCCGATGCAAACGCGTCGACATCTTTGACCGTGCCCCCAGAGGAGTAGACGCCGATGTTCCACGCAAGTGCGGGGGTGCCGGAGTCAAGGTCATCCGCTGCAAGCCTGATCGAAAAGATCGAGGCATTAGACGGAATTGGGGCCAGCATGATGATATCGCCGGAACCCGTGCCGTCTGCTGCAACAGCAACCGAACCCTGCGCAACTCGAACACGGCCACCAACGGCAGTCGTGTTATTGAGAACCGGAGGGGTAGCTTCAAAGTTAGAAACAATAGTTGAGTTTTGAGTAGCCATTGTTCAAGCCCCCTTATTCTGCACAAAGAATTTCAAGAACGCGGGCTTCTTCCATGCGAGTTCCGCCGATGCTCATAGAGCAAAAGACCTGGGTCGCATAGTTCTTGTCAGCACGTTCTGAAATTTTTGTGTTCATGTCAGCCCCGACTCCGAGAAGCAAACCGTCGCCCTGGAAAGCGAAACAGCGGCGGTCAGAGGAGCCATCAACCGGAACCAACTTGGAACCATCAGTGCGCTTGCCGTTTACCGGAATGAACCGAAAACCTAGAAACGAATCCACTTCGCCGCGAGCAAGAGCTTTGACAGTGTTGAAATCGGCACTTTGGATTGCCGTGGTGTTTAGCAAATCAGTTATCTGATCGGCAGTGCAAACAATGGCGCGACCGTCTTCGCCCACATCGTCACCGTCCATGGTCTCTTTAGCAGTAAGGAGCTTCGCAAGTGTAAGCCCCGTTCCGCCAGCGGCGACAGCCGTCTGGCCTGCGGTTGAAGTCCCACCGGAAACGCCCGTGAAGGCAGTTCCAAGAGCGGCGTCAATAAGCACTTCGTCCATTGCCCGACCCATTGCCATGGCCGCTGCGCGGGCATAGTCAGAGGTTGGATCAATCAACATGCGAACCTTGTCCTCATTATCGATGAGGTCGGCCCAATCAAAATCCTCAAGCGAAACGCGTCGGCGCGAGTGAGGAGTGTCGACTCTAGGGGTATCGGCATGGCGAGAAACGCGCCGTTGGGCAGCGGTTGCCCCGATTTGCTCAAAGAAAGCATTTTTGCCTGTAACGGCTTCTTCGCGAACTGCACCGCGCAACTTCGACCCGTCCTGCTGGACAAGGTGCTGGACGTTGGCGCTATACTGTTCAACAAAGGCCGTTGTGACTTGGATAGACATACGGATTCCCTCATTAAAGTTAAAACAGTAGTTTGAGGGTTATCGTCAGCGACGGCCCAAGCTGCCTTCGTGCTTGTGCGGGTTCCACCGGAATTGTCCACCTTTTGAAAGGCCGGTCAATCCTATCTTGTTTGATTAATACATGCAAACACAAAAAAACCCCGCAAATGCGGGGCTTTCTTTAGTCTTTTTTGGGAGGTCGCCCTTGCTTGGACTTCTCTGCCTTCTTCTTTTTACAACAAATTTTCTTTTCCCCACCAACAACCCAATCAAAATATTTCTGAGCGGATGCAATACTGGCATCAGGATCGCCAGTTTGGGCAAGCCTTAAACATTCCAACTTGATAATTTCTTCGTCCATCATCAATCAACATAGGCTTGATTAAACAAGTCCTGAACCTTCTTAACTATCGCCGTATGTTCCGGGTGACGCTTATCTGTGTATGCCGCGTGGCCCATGATTGTCGCCGCTTCTGCTTTGGCTTCTTCGGGTGTCATTGCCAGCTTTGCGCCGTTCGTTGTCCCGGCCAAATCCTTGTCCGCCATTGTCGTCTTAGCAATGTTGGCGAACGCCTTCAGCACGTCGGGGTCATTCCCCATGCCGCTGGATTCCATCTTGGAGGCTAGCTCATCGCCGCCGTATTCATTAAAAGCCTTCTTTGCGAATTCTAGGTTCTGGTCGTATGCACGGCCCCACTCCTCACGGAGCGTATTCTCGCCGCTATCAATGGATTGCGCCATTGTGTCTTCCATAGCTTTATGCTGACCGACCATGTTGTTTGCTTGCCACGAAACAAGAGAACTGACCTGTGCGGAATTAAGCCCGAGCTTGTGGGCTTCCTGCTTAAAAGACGAAAGAGCTTCGTCGCTGAACTGTGACGCCACTAGTTCGGGCAGTTCTTCAGGCAACGATATTTCATACTTATCGGGGTCTTCTGGGCGACCGAGGAACTCGTAAACTTCGCCCCAGTCGCTTTCTGTAACCGGCTTGGCGATCTTATCGCGGCCAAGGTGGGATTGCAGATTGACGTATGAGGCAGCCAGGCTGTCTACGTCCTTGAATTTTGAGAAACTTGGGTTGTCTCTGATTTCTTCTGGAAGCGACGAGCGCCAATCAGTTCCCGATGTTTCCGCTGTGCTTGTTGACTCACTTGACTCTGCATTATCTGCCATTTCGGCAGGTGCGTTTTCGTCAGGCATTGCTCGTTATCTCCTGTGAAAGTTCTAAGAATCGCTCCGGTGTTTCTTCTAATGCCGTAAGAATCATCAACGCGACATTCCTCATGCCCTCGTTGAAGGCAGCGTTTTCCAATGCTTCGCCCGGAACAAACGAAGGCCGCAGAACGCCACACTCACGGCAAATATGGGACAAGACGCGCTTGCCGTTCTCTGATCCGAAAACGATCTGGAAGTCTTCTTTGCTAACCTCCGACAATGTTCAGCCCCGCTTCTTGTGCTGCCTTGGAAACATTAGCCCCCTTTTGCAACATATCCATGACATTCGCACCGTCAGCCATCGCCTCTCGGCCCATCATAGATTGCTGCTGTGCCGCTTGCGCTTCCTGTTGCGCCTTTACTTCTTCCATCAGTTCTTCGTCTGACTTTAAAAGCATTGGCGGAACGCCGTTAAGCTCCGCGATGTGGCGAACAGTGTCTGCGCCCTTTATAATCTGAGCAGCCTGCGGGTCCATGCCAGCAATCGGCCCAACAAACTCAAGCGTTCGCATGATGCCTTGGGTTTCGGTCTGGCGTTGCGCGCGCGCAAGCGGAGATACATATTCAATTTTCAACTCCCGTTCAGAGATGGACTCTGGAACTTCAGGCAAACGCCCGGCGCGAGACAGCACACCGAATATGCGATCTATCATTGGGCCAAGGAACTCTGACTGAAGCCGACCCAGCGTCGGGCCGAGCAAGCGCAGCGTGCGTTCCGTGCGCTCCACAACTTCGGTTGCTGTCATCCGGGGCGCACCTTGGAACTGCAACTGGTCCAAGAAGAACATCGTGCGAATGCGGTCCCGCAAGTCCTGCATCATGTCAAAGCTGATCGGGATGTTGCCGCCAGTAAGCAGCGGCTCGATCCGAGCGCCTGACGATGCGCGGTAATAATTCAACCCGCCAGGGATTGTTCGAATTGGGCCAAGAACGCCATCGTCAGGCACTAGCAGCGGCGGGTCTACCACCTTCTGCGCGGCCTTAATGGTTGTCTTCATAATCTCTTGAAGCATCTTGATATCTGGCAACGCCGTCATGGCTGGGCTTCTTCCGAAAACCTCACCAACCGCCTTAGACCATCGGCTCACCATATAGGGCATCTCATCAAAGCCCCCTTCGGCAAGCACATGCTTCTCTTTTTCGTCGATATAGATCGACGCGACCGGCAGCATGGTCGCAGCCTTCTTGCCCTTTGTTGCCTCTTCACGCGGATATACGCAATGCAGAAGATCAACTTCTTTGTCGTAGTCTTTCTTCTCATACATCCGGGCGATGCGCGGTGATAGGGATTTCTCGCCCCACTTCTGCACGATCTGTCGGACAGTCATCTTGAAGCTGCGAAACACCGTATCAACAATTCCATCAGCGTTCTCGGCAATGAAAATCTCATCAATACTTATCGCCCGAAAGCTGATGCCTTCGCGCGTTGATGGCTCACCGACAAACATGCAGGCGGTGCCGATAGAACACAGTGCGAGATAATATTCGTGAATATGCGATGGAAACGCCACCGAAGGCGCGGCTAGTTCGGCAAGGATTACGTTGCTTGTTTGCTCCAACCACTCTTTTGCCTCACGGCTATCGGATACGCCATCCTGATCGTCTTTAATTCGGAGGCTGAACCAGTTGGAAGCCGGGTTCGTGAGCATACCGTGCAGGCCAGCCGCAAGCATCTCGTTCGCATGGATGCCGGTGCTGTCGTAGACAAGCGTTGTCCGCTTATCACCCTTGGACCGCTTTAGATTGAAATCAGCCGCGTTCGGTAGAACAAAGTTTGTCAGGTCTTGCCAGTGAGTTTCCCACGTTCCGCGCTGGGCTTTCAACTTTCCTTTTCGCTTAACAAGATGAACGATCTGTTCTTGGGAAATCATTCCGGCACCTTAAACAGTTGGAAGCGCAACAGCTTGCAGATTGTAGTCCGCAATGGTGAGGTTGGCCGTTGATGTTTCATTTGTTCCATGGATTTCGATGTAATCATTGGTGCTCATCAACGCGCTGCCTTGCAGCGAAACTGCACCAAGCTCTCCCGACGCAGTGATTTTGCGCGTGACCAGTGTCGGCGCAAGCAATGCCCCTGAAGAACCGCTGGTATCATAAAGCCAGGCCTTAAAAGAAATGACCTGATTGTTTGATGCAGCCGTGCAGCTAATAGACGCAGAGAACGTGACCACCCGGTTAGGCGCGCCAGTGTAACGAAGCCGCCCGGTGTTGGTGCTGTTGTTGTCAAACAGCAACTCATTGCCAGAGATGCCAGTTGTGCCAGCAATCTTCACATATGCTGACGCCGTGGCGATGACCGTTTCCGTTGAGTTGCCCTGCATCGAGCATTCGCCAAAGCTGGGCCGGAGCGATACGATCAGATCACGAACATCATTCGCAGTGATTGCGTTAGCTGCTTGCCCATCTTGGAACACAGCACTTAACAGCGCCGCCGTAGTTTGAACGGTGTCAACCATCTTCAGCCTTTATTGCAAGAGGATCATCGCCTGTGCTGGTCGTCAAAATAGACCCGGAGGCATTTCCTGCGGCTTTCGGGGCTTTTGGCTTTCTCTTTTGCACAATATTAATAGGGGACAAGAATGGCATATCATACTTATCTGCCACATAGGCTGTCGGAGACAGCATTCTGGATTTCTCAAGAAGCCCGCCCACGCTACTGCCCCAGCAATGCTTTTTTGCCGCCAGCTTCAGAATCGTCAACGCCCATTGGACCAGTCAGAATGGTTGACGTCTGCCCTTTGGCACCAGCCGCCATTTGACGCCGCCTCTGCTCTGCCGACCTTACTTCAGAAGCTGATTTCTCAGGAGGAGCAGCAGGAGGCAGCGGAGCAACTGGCGCAGCAGGAGATGAAAATAGTCCACCCATAATGAAGCCTTTCGAAGAGCATCAGGTATTTTGATGAATTATATGTTGAAGCTAGGCTTTTTGTAAATAGTGTATTTGTCAGTGTAGCCTAGGCGCTCATAAAGACGCCCAACGCGGTCGGGTGCAATTCCAGCCGACACTCCAAGCAACGGCTCTTTCACGCCCATTTTGGCGCACCAAGCATCGTAGTGCTTAATCAGCCTAATGCCGTGTCTTCCTGTTCTAAATTCTGGCACAACATACATAAGCAAATCGCCGCTGGTCAGGTCATTGCCGAAGAAATGCGGCGTTACGAATCCAATGCAAAAACCTATGATCTCTTTGTTTTTCTCAAGCACAGAACACATATATTGCTCTGGATTATTTGTAATAACTTCGGCCAACTCCATCAATTTTTCGGGGCTGTAATCCAAATTTGAATAAGTGCTTTCTTGATGCATTCTTGCGCCAATCGCTATTAACACTGGCGCATCTTGCATCGTCATGGGCCGGATCATTTTTTGCCTTTAGGCTTCTTCTTGGGCTTGGGCTTGGCCTTGCCCATGTCCCTGTAACTCTCGGTCAGTAGCGTTTTGATGTTCTTGCTCATGGCTCTTTACTTCCTTGCCTTGATAGCTTTGTCAGATTCCATATCCATAATCTGATGCATAGCCTTTGATCGCGCATTTAGTTCTTCACCGCTATTGTATAGCGGCCATTGCCCTGAATCTATTTCCGACTTCCATCGATTATATGCCTGATCCTCAGACATGATTTTCTTTTTCACGTTGTCGTAACCTGGAACCGAAACGAATTTACCGGCGTTTGGTTCGCCCGCAGGTATCTTTATGCCAGTGGAATAAACCGTGACGGGCCGCCCTTCGGCATCCGTGCCAACCATACCTGTTGCAATCGTATCATCGTGGTATTTGACAATCCGCATTTCCTGCGGCGTTAGCTTCAGCGATGATTTGACACCGGCCACATTCGACGGCGGGGCTGGTGCGGCACTTTGCAACCGTTGCTGCTGCTGCGGTATTCCGCCCATGTCAATCTCCTATTGCCACGGCCTGGCGGCCTCTGTGATTACTGGTTTCGTATTGCATCACATCGTAATCCATCTCGGCCATCGCTTGCTGGCGGAATACATCGTTCGATCTGTTGACGAGTTTGGGGAACATTTCCGTAAACCCCCAGACCATAGCATCAACCCGGTCGGGTGATCCATCGCCTTCATACCCGGCGGCTGTCATCTGGCACATTTCAGACTCTAGCTCCGGGAATATGCCGACATGATGGATGCGACCGAGCGCATATAGTGCGCTGATTGGTTCAGCCCTAACATGCTTGCCGCGCGTAGCGTGG